AGCACGAGCCTCGTTAATCTTACGAAGGATGTCTTCGTACTTAACTTTCTGAGGCTTTGTTGTGCCACCGTTAGTTGTAGTGCCAGCAGTCTTATCCCAATCACGGTTAGCATACTGGTTCTTAGTAAAACTTCCTTTACCGCCAGGAATGTCTTGTGCTCCTGGACGATACTGTGGGTCAACATCGGTAGCACCAAGGTCTGCGGTGTGAAGTAAAACGTCGCCACCCCACGCTCTACGCATACGGCGGTTCCTAGAAACTCTAGTTCCAGGAAGAGCATAGGCTGCAATCTGCTTCTGCTCAACGCCCATCTTAGATGTTTCTGCTGGAGTTGGAACCTGAACTGATACGTCCTGAGTAAACTTTGAAGGGTCAGTAGAGTCAACCCATGCTCCATGAGCAGCAGTTGGGTGGCTATCGGCTAGAGCAGAGTTCTTTTCGGCAAAATCAGCAATGTCTTCTGCCTTTGCTGGCAATGGACGAACGTCCTCAACCCCACCAGGAGGCATTTGACCAACCATAAACCCTTTGCCTTCAACAGGCTCACGAGTAGCAAAGTTAATAGATGCTCCACCGCCAGAGTTGATGCTGTCTGCAAATTCTGCGTTACTTAGACTGCTCATAATTTCCTTACTGAGTGAACCCTGGAGAACTAGTTGCTCCAGCATCCCAGTTGACAAGGCTTGAACGGCTTTGACCGCTCAAACCGACAACACGGTTTTTGTTGCCTCCAGTTAGGCCTCTAGTTGTGAAAGAACCACCCGCAGTCTGAAAAGATGTGCGGTATTCCTTTTGATAAGAAGTTCCGCCACTTGCGACTTCAGGTGCTTCATAGTGGTCCTGCTCTACGTCACTACGAAGGTTGTCAGGACGTTCTGCTCTCGCCATGCCCATGATTATAGGGTGGAGGTCTGGACTTCTTGACCGAAGTTTGCTGTGCGACCAGATACAGATGGAATCATCTTGGCGTTAGCCATGGTTGGTCCAGCGGCTGGGTCAATGGTTGGGGTGAACGGAACAGTGATGCGGTATGTTGCACCAATACGTTCGATGTTCTGGCGGTTAGCCTTTCCACCTGCGGTTGGGTCGCCAGCCTGTGTGCTCTTCTTAGGAATCAGTGTTCCCTGAAGTGCTGGGGCTGCACTCATTGGAAGACGTGGGCTTCCAACCTGAGCGGCTGCATCTACTGCTTCGTGGTGGGTCATGTGGTTGCGTGCTTTCATATTTCCTACTGCCTCTAGTGTGCTTGAAGGGGTTCCGTTGCGACGACGCATTGCGTGTCCAACACTGTAATTGGTTGCCATGGTGGCTCCTTTATCTCTCTATAAGAGTAAACCTTTTTTAACTTGCTGAAATGGCAAACACAATTGCCGAGATTTCTCCATCACGAGATTCGATGGTGGTGAATCCAGGCTTGCAGGTTAGGTCTAGTCCTCGTGGGGCTACGTAGCCTCTTGCGATTGCTAGTGCCTTAACTGCTTGGTTTACCGCACCTGCACCTACGGCACGCAGTTTTACCTGACGGTTATCGTAGATAGCGTGTGCAATGGCGGATGCTAGAGATTGTGCGTTAGAACTTGCACTTACACGTAGAAAGTCTTCTACCGTGGATGGTGCGACGTTTTCTTCTGACATTTGTAGTCCTTAGTTGTCGAATTGTGTGCCATCCCTACAACTAAGAATACCTGCGAATTAGTCTGTTGTGTCCCTATACTTAGGGTCTTTTATTTGCTCAATAATCTGAGTCTCAAAGGCTGAAATTCCATGCCCTCCAGCCAATCTGGCTAGGGCATACGCATCAGCGGCGTTATCATCATTAAACTCTACTCCCCAACGCTTGTACATCTGTAGGAGCATCTCCTGCTTTTTAGCAGTTCCTTTACCCGTAGCATACTTCTTTAGGGTCATTGGTGGGATTTGAAGGGGGGTTTTTAGGTGGTCGTCAAAAAAGTTCCATAGCACCAGTTTGACTGTGGCGGATAACTCGCCTAAAACAAGGGCAGAATGACTAGATAGAACGGTGCCTTCCATGGCAATGTCAAGTATGTTATTGCCTTTAAGTAAAAAGCCTTCTAGTTCAGAGTCCAGCCACTCTTGGATATCTGCAAGGCGTTTAACGCCTTTATACGGAGATTTGTAAACTTGAGTAAGGTGGTCTGTCGGAGTTTCAACGGAAACTGCTGAGAGTGCGAACCCTGTTAGTGATTGGTCTATGCCAATAGTTATTTCTTGGTTGCTTTTCAGATTTCCATTGAACTCCTTAACCCCCATTATGCACCTTAATTTGGCCTAATAAAGTTGCTAACTCGGAATGTAAATCTTCAAGGGTTGAATCATTGGTGATTATCACGTCATAATCAGTGAACTCGTCTAACCCAGTTTCAGAGATGTGTTCATTGGCAGGACCTACATTAGGGCGGTTTACACGCCAAACTTGACCATTCCAAAGCCTTATTGCTTGAGCCTCATTTAAGAAACGGACATCAGAGATTACAATGTCTGTTTTGGCTTCAAGTGCTTTATTCATCAAATAGTCTACCCAGAAATGCTCACCAAACATTTCACGCCCAACTTCAGTACCCATTCGCTGTAACAGTTCTCGTACTTCTGGGCTTGCTTCCTTTAGCGTTTCCCAGCCAAGTTTGTCTACTACCGAGGCAAGATAAACTCCATTAATCCCATTTACAGTAACCTTTGGATTAAGCCGTAACAATGCCTCTCTCATTGCGTCAGCAAAAGCCATGCGAGTAAACTCATGGTGTTCTACTAGATAGTTTGCAACTGTGTCTTTTCCTGAGCGTGCATACCCACTAATACCAATAATCATTCGTGGTCCTCGTAATCGCTACGTTTATCTACCAAAAGTGCAAGGGCGGTAATTATGGCAATTAGTATTAGGGCAAAAATTCCTTGAGCAAGTAATCCCATTAGATGCCGTATTCTTTTCTGGTCGCTCTAGAGTCATTTGACCTTCGAGTAATTTCACGGCTGACTAATTGAATGTCTCGCTCATGATTGTTGAGCAACATCTCCACCAACTTACGATAAGCGTACTTCTCTTCATAGTCATTGTCTAGGGCGACAACATCTGGGTGAACTGAAACTTCAGCCTTAACTGTGGTTACACGCTCTCCTTTAACTCCAGCGTTCATACGCTTCATCAACATTGTGTTTTCAGTAAACTCTTTCTTTTTAAGAGCGGCACGTTCTTCTAATTGAGCCATAGCAAACTGTGACGCAATATAATCTGTCCATGCGGTCAGCCTAGTAAACAGGAGACCTAGTTCTTCAGAATTAGATGCGGTAATGTCTTCTGGCAAAGTTACTTGCTCTGACGAAGGCTTACTAAAGTGCAAGCCCCAGTTTTGAAATTTCTCTAATGCACTCATAGATTTACTCTACGTCTTTGTACGCTAAACACTGTGGGCAAGTTCCGCCCAAATTATTATTACACTTAGGGGCAGCATTTGCCTCTACTGCATCTACAACTTTTTGAGCCTTTTCAAAAACATGTTGGACTAACTCAAAGTCTCGTTTAACAGCAAACTCTTTAAACGATTGGTCAGCCTTAAGTTCATACAAGAATACAATCTCATCAATTTCATGGCCCATACGGTTCATCAGTTCTAGGTAAACCTGACCCTGAAGGATATGGTCAGCAAACGGACGAGTAATGTTGCTCCATGCCTTCATAAAATCAAAGTCAGCGGCTGCCATTAAATTCATGTCTGCTCTGAGAGTTCCAGGACCAATAGATTTAATTTCAATTAAAGTATCATTTCCAATACCTTTAATCCAACCATCAGTATGACCTGCGATACGCAAAGTGTCATCTATTAGAGTTACTTCTGCGTATTCCAATCGGTCTGGACGACCACAATGCTCACAAGCCTTAGGAGAGGTTCCCCAAGTCAATTTGTTGCACACTAGGCACTTAAAGTTGCCGTGCAAGACACCCATCTCTTGAAACCATGACTGCCATTTAGCGTGAATCTGGTGCCCTGTATCAAAAATGTTTTGTAGTTTTAGCCCAGGATTAGCAGCAACTTTAGGGTAACCCTTCAGCAAGAAGTATGAACCACGAAGACAGAAGTCTTTTTTGATTATCTCTGAAGGATGGAGCACAGTGGTGCTACGGTCTCCTTTAGGTCTCTTCTGCAAATAGCGTTCAATGTCTCCTAGTAGGCGTGAACGAGTTTTCTTAGCGGCTAAGAACCTCTTCAACTCTGCGTCAGTTACTGTCATTTCCATTCTCCTTTACTTGAAAGATATATTCTTTCAAAGTCATTTTGCTCTTATACTGTTTTTGCCATTTACGAACAAAAGCATTTCTTTCCCTATGGGACATTCCACCCCAAATACCATGTTGCTCATCAGTGTTGATGGCTTGCCATAAACACCTTTGCCTTACGGGGCACGAAGGCTTTCCAACACTACCATAACAATACGACTTTGCTTTATCGGCTTGCTGTCGATACAAGTCTTTATCCCTTGGAGGATAAAAAATCTCTGGGTCTACACCTTTGACGGTACATGCCGCAGTGTCATACCAAGAGTAATCGTCATCATGAGGAAGTTTCAAGTTTGTCCCACAATTCTAAAAAATCTGTTTCCAGCAGGATAACGTAGTCCTCTCCATCAAGATGAACCCCAAATACTGGCAGTCTTCCATCCATGATGGCTTCATTTGTTATCTTTTTTAGTTCTTTAGACTGGATAGTTTTAGATAACTTCCCAGTCCACTTGTGCTCTATAAGGAGTGTCTTGCTCCTTACATCGCCTTTTCGTGACCAAAAAGCCCCAGAAGCCGCAGTGGTTTGCCCTCCTACTGCCTTAGCGAGACGTTTCTCGTGCTTCTGGGAGTTCTTCTGACCCTCACTCTTCATTGAGGGTAATTTTACCTTCTAGGTATGCCTTAATAATTCTAGGTGTCAGGAAAAACAATTGTTCACGAGTGTAGCAAGTACTGCAACCACAGAAAGGTTCTCCCGACAAAGTGTTAATGAAGTCATCTGGCT